CTAAATCAGTCGCGGTTGTTTGTGTCGGCTTAAGTGGTCGGTTTTTCTCCGCGCTGCAAATAGATAGTCAGCGAGCAATGGCTTTTGGCGTCCAAGGTTCAATGTGATTTCAAGATACTGTTCTTTGGCGTTGACGTAATAAACCGCGCTGAGCACGACCCAGTCGGCGTCTATGTTTTCGTTTGGCAATGTAATGTGGATTTTGTCGCCTGGCAGGATAGGAGTTGTCCCGTAGTCTATGACTCGAGAGACGAGCGTCATGTATTCAATTGGGTCTTTCCAGTAGGCTAAAAGAGCCTTTGCACGCAGGCTACATTCGTTATTGCTGTAAAGCTCCTCGTCATGCTCGATTTTCTCTCGCTTTCCATACAACGCTTGACTTGTTGCATCTTCTTGTGTGGCTTTAAAGAAGGCGCCATTAAAATTGAAACCGTCAATGTAGAAACTGCCTAAGCCGTTTCCGTATGTCCAAAACTTCACTGCTGCGACTCTCGACCAGTCAAAGCCTGATTGCACAGCCCATTCACTGGCGTTTGCTTGGTTGCATGGCACGTGCATGCTGGCCCATTCGCCAACTGCCAAAGTCAAGTATTTGAAAGCCCATTTTCCAGTGTAATCATAGAGGAGAAGGTTGAGGCTACCGTTTCGGCTGCTATCTAAGTGAATGCGGAAATCGAGAAATGTGAATCCTGTGCAGTCAGCTTCTTGTGGAAGGTTCAGAAGAAGGATTCCCCAGTTATAGACGCCATCACAATAGCATCTGATGCTTCCGTTGCCAACCATTTTCGTGGCTGTTTCAAAATAGAGTTTGCCTTCAGTAGCCAGCCAATCTCCGTAAATGATGTCTCCGACTGCTCTGTGGTTCTTTGAATAAACTGTGTCAGCTGCGTTGTCCGTGAGCGTGTAGTGCCTTATGGTTACATCTTTGCCTATGTCTCCAATTATTCGGTTGGCTCCAGTGAGGACATGTTGTTTCAATTCGTAACCTGTGTTGCTGAACGCTTGGTCAGTGACTATGACGGTTTCAGCTCCGCCTTCCTTCTGATACGTGATTTTGTATTTGCCTGAGCCTCCGCTCATTCTGCATTGAAGCTCAACAGTGTCGATGATGATTTTGGCTATTGGGCTGGGGTCATACGTGACTTCGCCTACGAGTTGATAGGCAGTGTTGTTATGCGAATCTTCAGCGTCATCGTTCATGAGCCAGTCAGCTTGACCGTCGCTCCAGCTATCGCAATCGCTTGGCAGCTTGTAATCTTGTGCACCATAAACAGTGATCTTGTTTCTAACACTGTGAATGTCTTTATCATATTCGGTGCTTTCGAGCTTTTCAGCGAGGTTAATGGAGTTTGTCTTTGAGCTACGTGGGAAAAACTCAAACTTGCCGTCAGGCGCCACTCTAAAGTCGTAGCCAATGACGCCTGCTTTATCTGCACTTCCAGCGATAAACTGCAAGATGTCTATGACTGGCGTGTCTTCATATTTCAGCATTTGATAAGTTGTGTCAGTGTCCTCAACAAGCTCGGTTCCGCCTCTGTTGTGGCTTAAGCCAGCGTATGAATCCAAGAGGTCTTTAACGATGGCTTCTCCCTTCATGTTGGCGTAGGTTTTAGTCACGAGAGCACGGAAAAGCCTTTCATCCCAGCCACGCCCAGAAATCTTCACGTAGTGTGCAACCGCATCGGACATGAATTTGACTTCTTCAACCTTGCACGTGATCAGCTGCGGACAATTAGTTCCTCTGCCTACGTCAATGTGTCCATCAACGCCTACATTTATGGCGTTTGCCTCGCCTGGAGAGTATTTCTTGTCCCAGTTTTGCAGAAGAACCTCAAATCTGCTGGCTTCTTCTGTGCATGCCAACGTGATTCTCGCTTCTAAAACGTCACCTTGAGGAGGCGCAACTGAGCCGAAGGCAAGCGCCATCTTTGGGATATCTACACTCATAGCCTAATCTCCCTTGGCGTAGATGTCCTCTTCGCCCTTTCTGAGAATGTTACGCCCTGCATAGGTTGACGGTGCTTGCATGGCACTGGTTGCTTCGTTAAATTGATTGACGCTTGCTGTGGCTGCGTTCATCTGGCTGGTGAAATACCACATAGCTGCCGCTGCTGAAATAATAACTGCAATTCCGACGCCAGTTAAAGCCAGAAACGTGGCATAACTAATATTCAATGCGTTCTGAGCAGCAGTGGCAACCCAACAGGCAGTAGCATAGACTTTCTGGGCTATGGCTACGCCCCAGCTTGTGCGCATAAACATGCCCATAACACTGATAACCATCATCGCACTGTTGAAAACCCGAGCCTGCTCATCGTTTAATAAGCCAAACTGATGAGCTATGTGTCCAATAGCTACACCAGTAGCGCCTAAACCAGCAATGGCTGAGCCGAGGCTTTTTATACGCACGCTTAAGGCTTCAGCGTCGCTTTGGATTCTTGTAAATTCATGGCTTGCACGGTTAACCGCCCTTATCGTTACTGCGATTTCTCTGAAACTCATTCTAAACCAGCCTCCGATTTAGCCTCGTCAATAGCCTCGCAAATGATAGCCTCAAGCTGTGGGAGATGTTCTTGGATGGCAGGGTAAAGATACGGCTGAGCTTGCATGTAACGGGTGCCAAACTCTACGAATAGGGCATAGGTTGCTTCTGCGCCGATTTCTGCAACCCATTCTTGAATTTTAGCGTAAATGCCACTGCGCAAGTGTCCCGTTCTAACTGGAACAAGCTGTTTAGCTAAGGCTTTAACGTCTGCAGCCCAACTTGCTAATTGGCGGTGCACATACTTTTGCATGGCTGAATCAAACTGTTGCATGGTAGCCTTGAACTCTTCAACGCCTTCCACATCGCATGTTATTTCGACCGCCATTTTGCTTCACGCTCCGCCTTCTGCTTTTCCTCCTCTGCTTGACGGTCTAACTCGTTGAGGATGACGATGAACTGCTGGATTGTCTTGGCTGGTTGTTTAGCGAGCTGGTTTGGTGTCCATCCGAATTCTTTGCAGAGGCGGAACTCTGTGAGCGTTTGGTTTGGCTTTTGTTTTCGGATTGCTCTGATAAAAAAGCAGTTTCCTCGAGGCTTACAGCATTAAGTCTATTCACTATTTGGCTGAACAATTCGCCAAGCTCAATGGGAATGCCGTCTTCTTCGCTTAACAGCTTCTCCAACGTTATGGGCTTATTTGGTGGCTGTTCTTTAAGCGAAGCCATTATTGTTTCTGCTTGAATAGCCACGTAGTCGCTTGTTACGACTTGACCTGTTTGTTGGCTGTAGCGTGTGTATTTTTGGATTATTCTGTTGCGTTTAGCCCATGTGATCTCACTGAAAACGTATTTTCCAGCGTATTCCTTGCCGAAGCGTTCGTCTATTTCAATGGTTTCTTTTCGCATTTTGAATCATCTCCATGATGGCTAAACGGTTTTTGATGGCGGTGTTCACGTCTTCAAGCACGATTTCCTGCATCCATTTAGGCAGTTTCAGAATGCGAACTCCGAGCTTTTCCCACATCTGAAGCCACTTCTTGCGCAGTTCAGCTTCTCGCCCGAAATTTTCCAAAACACTAACTTCAATGCTCATTTTCACCGCCTCAGCTTATGTTTACTGGACCTTTAGCCACGAAGCCAGCCTTGCATGAAACTAAATCTTCAATGCGTACTGGTGCAGACACGTTTTCCCATTTGCAGCTTGAAAAAACTGCTTTGTTTGAACCGCCGAGACCAAACTCCAAGTCAAAAGACGCATCATTAATCACATCATCGAATTCTTCCTTGCTTTCGAACTCGAATGTTATTTCGCCTGTTAGGTTGCGATGTCTGTATGGCAGATACTTTAGCAGATAGCCGCTTGTTGTGCGGATGACTGGCACTTGTTTGAGGTTGTTTTCTATGGTGAATTTCCAGTCTGTAACACGGTCGAGGGTTGTTGTTCCTTTTTTGATGTAGCTTTCGTAGAAGGGAACTGCTCCCGCATAGTCTGCGTATGTGGCGCCTGTTATCTTTGATGTTCCAACAGTCAAGTCTTGTCCAATCAGCTCTGCAGTTGCTTTCACAATGTCTTCTATGCTACATTCGACTGTTACCTTATGGAATTTGCAACCTGTGTAGAGAAGTGATATGATGTCTGTTGCTGAAGCGAATATTCCCTTGTAATACAAGACTTGGATGCTTAATGACTTGTTCAGCTCTGCTTTGGCGTTTTGGAGAAAATTGATTGGCGCTTCACTTGGTAGCGGATAAGCGATTTTTAGACTAACGCTTCGCAGTCCTTTTTTGATGGCTTGCAGGTCTATGCTGCCTACTCCACGAACCTTTATGTTTGATGGGTCTATGACTGGGTCGATGTTTTCTGCTGGAACGCCAAGCATTGAGGGGTTTGTTGGCGTCTGTCCGTAGGTGGCTTCTTCAACGTAGTAAATGCGGCTTTCATGCGCTCCGTATGTTTCAATCATTTTAGAATACGCCTCCAATATCCTCAAAGGACCATGATTTTAGCGTGAACTCGGTTCTGAAAATGAATGGTTTAACGTCAACACGGTCAGCGTCGCGATATGAAACAATGTCCAGATAGGTGATTCCGTTTACGGTTACCGTGCAATATGCGTAATCACAATATAGAACGGCTGGAGTTGTGCCGTCGCTTGGGTTTGTTGTTCTTGCCAAAAGCCAAACATAGCCAGAATCATCGATGTAATCTGTTAAGTTTGAAGTGAGCGTTATGGTTATTGTTTCGTCTGCTCCGCCAGTTCCTTGCTGAGTGTTTTGCCATGCACCAGCCGTATGAGTCCAAATCTTTATGGTTACGCCGTTTCCTGCTGGAGCTGTGCCGTAGCCCTCAAAAGCCAAAACAATTTTCTTTACAGTCTTTTCTCGAGAATCAATTTTGAAGCGGAAAAGCATAAGCGCATATTCGCCGTTAACGTTGTAGCTTTTTGAATAGCGGTTGTCGTCGCTATACCAGATTTTCTCGTATTCCACGTTTGCTAATTCAGTCCAGCTTGCATGTTGAGGGATAAGCTCCTCCGCTGAACCTGCATGATAAGCCTTATGCGTTCCCGTTGCTTGCCCAATCCCTCTGAAGTAGTAAAGTGTCTCATTTGGCTTGTTGCGGTTCTGCCTTACAATGCGGTTGACCTCTTCAACCATTTTTTGGCGAGTGAGCATGTCTTGGCTCCAAACATTGACACGTAAGCTGCTAACACGCCTGCGAAGTCTTCCGCTCATCTCGATTTTTGCGTCTCTGCTTTCCGCAAGCCCAACCGTTATTTGTCCGTCGTAGTTTTTGAAGAGTTCACGGTCATACCATTCTCGGCTTATGAGCATTGAGGCAAGCGAGCCATCTTCTTTGACAACCCACATATTCTTGCTGAGAAGCCTAACAACAGTGTCAACTGAGTTTTCGACTTCGCTCATTTTCCAACAAGCCTCCTGCAATTTGCCTTGAAATAGGCTGTTTCGCCAGCAAGGTCGAGGGCTTGAACGCCTAAAACGTCGTAGTCTACGCCTTTCCGTCTTATCTTGTCATGTTGCCTTAAGGGTGTGAATGTGTAAACGTTGAGATAATCGTTTACAATGTAGCCGGGTTCTATGAGCACCTCTTCAACTCTGGTTGGCGAAACTATGGCTTGGACGTCTATGCCTTCGCCGTAAGAAACGGTTTCTGCTGCTTCTCTGATGGGATACAGCGTTATGTTCTCGCCTTTTGAACGCAAAATCTGTGTAAAGCGTGTTTGTGGCTCTTCATAGTTTAAGAATGACTGTGCAAGCCAGCAAACGGTAACCATAGCCTGCTTGTTCTCAACATAACTGTAATCGGCGTGTTTGGTGCCCCAGAACATGAACTCGTTTTGATGCTTTTCTATGATTTGTTTGCTGAAGGTGAAGCTTGGCTTGTCATGGTTTTTGCGTATTTTCCAGAGGATTCCGCTTGTAACCGCATCATAATAGTCGCATGCTGGAAACCTTGTTACAACATCGATATAGCCAGCCCAACAGATAGCTGGATTGTAAGCTGGATACTGCGCAGAAGCCCTAATCGTGTTTATGAAGTTGTAAACTTTTTGGCATGATAGGGTCCAGCCTTCGTAGGCGTATAAGCCGATTAATGCGTAGGCTAATGGGTCATCGTAAATCTCATTTTCTGATAAGCCTACACGATGCCAACTTGAGTCTGCAGGGTCATAGTGTAGCCAGAGGTTTTCAAAGCCTTCCCGTAAAAAGCTTACAGCCTTAGCCATTATGGTCTGATAAAGACTTGCGTTTGCAACATCATGCTTTTCAGCCAGCATTTTCAAGCCAATAAGCCCGTAAAGACATTCCACATCCATTTGGAGGAGCCAAGCATCTGTTATTGTGACGGCTCTTGCGAAACCGCCATAGGCTTGTTGATCTTGCATTGTCTTGAGAAATGTGGCTCCGACAATTTTTGCACTATTCAAATAGTCAGAGTTGCTTGTCAATTCGTAAGCTCTTAAAAGGGAAGGAATAACTCTGCATGCATCCACGCTGTAATAGTATGTGCTGTTTTCATTGCTTTTGAATCCGCCATAAGCCTTTTTGGCTGGGTCCGTGCACTGCTGGGTTAAGAGCCAATCTGCAAGCGAAACAATCTTGTTGTAAATGTCTGTTTTTCTGTCTTCAAATTGTTTGGCACTGTACGCTTCATAGAGGAAGTCTATGGCGAATGCTGCTGCAAATGCTGCTCTTCCCCATTCTCGGTCAGGAGTGCCTGGTGGAATAACATAAACGTAAGGTGCATAATCCATAACGAATTGGTAGTAGGCTTCGGGAACAGCGCCCATCTTTATGGTCCCTCCAAAAGGCTTATGCCCAACCGTTTCTGGCGAGCTATAAACCGCTCAACCTGATCTCGCAAAAATTCAAGCTGTCTTCCAGCGTCTGGAGAAACACGCAAATCGCCTATGGTGAAATCTAAGCCGACTGCAGAACCGCCAGAAACCTTGCAATAACAGTAAATTGCTGCCAGATTGCGTATGGCGTTGGCTTCCGCTTCTGTGCAGTCTTCAGCATTAAGCGTTTTTCCTATTTCCTCGCTTAGGAATGCTGCAGCTTCGTCTCTGAAGGCTAAAACATCCTCATCGCTGATGTCAGCTTGTGTTAAGCCTAAGCGTTTGCGAATCTGGTCTGCAGTAACCGAAGCCATGAATTATCCAACAGAAAGAAGCGTTTGAAGAGGCTAAAAAGGAAATCTGAAACATAATTTTAATTAAAAACTTGTTTAATGAAAGGAAACATTCAGATTTGCTTAAAACTCTCTTTTTTCGTCTTATTTTATTTGTGGTTATGGACGAATGAGCAAGAAGGTGCTTAAACAACTTGGCGATTTGCAGTTAGGCGATTTGATTGAGGTTACTTGGCTTGATGCTTCTCGTGGCAGGCTTGAAACTGTTGAAGAGTTGCGTGAGGCTGGAGCTTCTGGGGCGGAGATAGATCTTCCCGTCACAAGCTATGGCGTTTACATTGGAGCCTTCGGAAAAATTGCTAAACATATTGTGCTTGTGGCGAGTCAATGGCTTTTCGCTCAAGGTTATGGGCAGATTGACTGCACAATAATTCCTGTGGGCACGGTTGAAAACATTAAGGTTTTGTTGCCTAAATTGATGAATGGAGAGAATGTTCAGGTTTGTCAGCAAGCCTTCATTCACGGCAGAGCCAGGCGCCTCATGCGGAGAATAACAATTTTGGGGAATGAGCAATGAGGAATCCGATTCGAGAGGCTTTAACGAGAACCATTCAAATTAGGCGTGGTGGACGTGTGGAGGTTCCGCCAAGCCAGAAGCTACTTTATGCGGTTTACTTCAGCCTCGGCATGGTTGCATGTTTAACTTCTTTAGAGGCTGTGCACTTGGTTGTTCTGGGAAGGTGGAATCCAGAAATCTTCACGGTTATTTCTGGGCTGGTTGGCAATATTACGGGCATATTCTTAACACAGAAGGCATAGAGGCATGGCGAGAGGCAAACCTTGGACTGAAGAGGAGATTGCGATTTTGGACGAGCTTGCCAGTCAAGGCTTGTCTCCTCAGCAAATTTATGAAAGTGGAAGGCTTCCTGAAAGAACCGTTGACGCCATAAGGAAACAGCTTAAAGTTTGCTCTATAGTTCAAACTAAGCACACGGCAATAGTTCAAACTATTGAGCCAGCCCCCGACGCTTTAAGCATGGAAGAGGTTGTCAAGCTTTTCAGCACAGCCTTCAAACAGATCTGCGAGTTGCAGCAAGTTGACAAGCTGACGCTTGAGCGTTTTCGCATAATTTTCCAAGCAGCCAAAGACTACGGTCCTCTTTTGAGCAGTTTTCAAAGGTGGGAGAAGATTGAAAAGCAGATTGAAGAGCTTGCTGCTGCTGTTGCGGAATTACAGGCAGCGAAGGGCGCTAAGAAAGCTTGAGGAAACGCAGCAAGCGATTAGAGACTTGCTTAGGGAAGAAGAGATTGAAGTAAAGGGACCTGTGGAATATGCTGAAAAAGTTTTGGGTGTAAAGCCTTTTTCCTATCAAGCAGAACTTCTTTTAGATGAGAATAAGCGTATCGTGGCTTGCATGGGAAGGCAAACGGGTAAAACCACAACCATAGCCATGAAAGCCGTCTACTTTGCAGATATTAATCCAAATGTGACTGTGCTGATTACGAGCCCAAGCTTACGGCAAAGTATGATAATGTTTGACCGCATAGCCACATTCGTCTATTCCATTCCGCGCTTGAGAAACAAGATTGTGAGAGCCACGAGAACGCTGATTCATTTTGAAAATGGAAGCCGCATAATCGCTTTGCCATGTTCCGAAAACTTGTTGAGGGGTTATACTGCTCATATGGTTATTTGCGATGAGGCTTCATTTATGCCTGAAGAAGTTATAACGCAAGTGATTTTTCCGATGTTGAGCACCACGGATGGCTATGCCATTTTTCTAAGCACGCCTTGGGGTAAAGACCATTTCTTTTACCGAGCCTTTGTTAATCCAGCTTATAGCGTGCATAAAGTCAAATCTGAACAATGCCCATTGATTAAGCCCGAG